GGATCAAATCTAGAATACTTGGCCATTATTTTTTCCAAAACTTTCCTTGTGTTAATTTTACAATAACCGTGAAGGGATTATAATAATACTTAAATGTCCAATCGTATTTGGCATAATCTTTTTCATAACCAGACTTAAGTGTCCACTCACGTTTCCAATTATCCACATACATACCATCATGATAAAGAATGGCGTGACCACCACCATTTACTGTTACAAAACAAACCCTGAACTTTCTTGTCAGTAACATCCACAAAAACTTTAGCCTACTTTGACCAGCAAGTAACCAAGCAACAGTAAGTGCATAGTCTTCGCAATCTCCCTGATCTTTATCAAGACTAACGTCTAAAACTCTCCAGTAATCCGCTGCGTTGTATTGATCTTTGTCATACTCATATTCGAAGAGACTGTTTACTTTTTCTACTGCTTGGTTCTTGTCCATTATCTTCCTTGTCCTCTATATTTTTTGAAAGATGCTTTTTTCTTTTTGTTTAATGAAGCTCGTTTAAAATGACCACTACCAATTGAAGTTCCCTTTGGTTTTTTCTCAGGTCTTGTTAAACTAACATTAGGGGATTTTGCCATGACTTAATTCTCAGTTTTTAGAAGAGTCCAAATGCCGTATGCCAAGCCGGCCCAGGCCAACAATTTCGCAATGCCACCAAAAAGGATAAACGTACCACAAACACCAATCAACATTATTCCATCAAGTGTGGTTCTTTCACCTAATAATTTTCCTATGTATTTCATTAGATTGCCTCCAATCGACTCATCAGTCGTTCTGCTCTGTTAGTTACTTGACGGTACCATTTTGAATCACGTCCTTCTACTGCGGCAGTCTTCCAGTCACCTTCATTAGCTGCTGCACAGAATTTCTTGAAACCAGACAAACGGGGTCGGCCCATGTTGAACATCATGTTGACAATAACTTGTTGTGCTTCTTCGGGAAAGTCATCAAAAGTTTCAAAGAGAACTTTACATTCCGAAATAGCAACATCCAAATCTTTTTCAAATGCTTCCCACACACGTTCCTCTGACACCGAAGTTTCAAACGGTGCACCCCATTCTGGATCACTCTCAATGATTAAATGGCCTACGCCAAATGTATGAAGACCAAGATGGTCAGCGTATACTTTATATTCTACACCTTCATCAATCTTAAGTGTTTCGAATACCTCTTCTCTGTTCATTTTCCGTACCTTTGTTTTCTACGTTGGTAAAATATATATAATCTACAATGCCAATCAAAGACCTTTGGGTATTGATTTGGATTCGGACATTGAGGAAAAACTCTTCTAACCTCAGTAATCAAATCGGCATCATTAGTGAAACTATCCAGACTCACATAGTTCACTTATCACCCTCAGTTAAAATGTTTGGTAAATTGCCTGGTGTTCCATTGACATAATCCAAAGCATCAATCAATTCTTTATACTTTGCAATAGCGTCCAATTCATTTTCTAGTGTCTGCATAAAGTCGCCGTGTTCAGCAACACCTACTGGATTCTTTACGAAGATGTTCCAGTTCGCGATATGATATTGTAAACGACCTTCAAGGTAACTTCCCATTGCTTTTGAAATGTGTTCCATTATTTTATTCCCATCCATTCTTTAGTCATTATATAGTCACGTACAAAATCACTACGGACAATATCTTCCCATCCAAATGATATTATACTGAAATGCCGCATATTGTCAAGTATTTCTAAGAATGTATTTACGCCTTGTTTGTCTTTCTCTTGTTTAAAATCAGATTGGTGATAGTCGCCACAGAAAATAATTTTAGTGGCTTGACCAATCCTTGTAATTACAGAATCTAGTTCATGAAAGTTTAGATTCTGCATTTCATCCACAACAATGATACAGTTATCATATGTAACACCACGAATGTATGAGGTTGAATCAAATGCAATGTATCCGTTATGAGTTAATTTCTCATATGCTTTCACATCATTAAATAATTCCGTACATATTGCACGATAAGGCCCGGTAAATGCGTTGAGTTTGTCTTCTAGTGTGCCTGGCAAATACCCGACTTCTCGTGTAGGGACAACGCTGCGAATGATTTGAACTTTATCGTAAGGTGTGGATTTGTTCATAACCTCTTCTAGGGCGAGATACAGTGCAAGAAAAGTTTTGCCTGTTCCAGCTGTTCCTGTGAGTGCAAGATGATCTCCGTCTCTCCAAGCTTGAAAGACCTCTCTCTGTTTGTCTGTGATTGGATCAACCGTTACTAGATTATCCAAACGAATATTCATTTGTTCCGTTTGTTTATATTGTTTCATGTTTTAATGGTATTGCTTTTACCGGAACTTTTTTTGATGGCTTTCAGGTGGTCTCTCCATCCATCAGAAGTTTTGGATAAAGTTGATGTTGTAGTCCGAACAATTTTCATTGGTTCGAGATGTACTTGTATCCATTCACCTGATTCAACCATAGTTTCTTTTTCAGAGATTTTCAAAAACATTTCTTTGACTTCTCCAGTCTTCACATTTTTCATATCATATGTTGGCATATATAAATTTCCTATTGGGCACTCCGTTAAGAGTGCCCGTTAGATTAGGATCACCCCCTTATAACTTGTTGTATAGCAGCTTCTAAGAATGCTTGTTTCTTTTGCATTCTGTATGCTGCCTCCGATTTCCCTTTTTTATTTAACTTATGGATATAATGTCCAAGTTCTCTAGAATCTTTTTTTAGTCTTTCAATTTGATTTGCTACCATAGGCAAACTCTCCTGTTCTAGTTAGTGGGAATCATAATCAAGTCGGGATTAAATCTGGGTAAGCCTCCTTTACTAATTTTTCTGTTAATCCTTTCACAGGTGGTTTTTTGTTTATCATAGATACTAGTATTCTAGCATCTTCTGGGTGTACCGATTCGCAAATTTCAATGAACATTTTTTCTCTTTTAATAGAATTAAGATTTTCACTCTCTCGCAAACCTCTCACAAAATACTTGAATTTCATGTGTTGTTTGAGTAAAGTAGAAGGATACGATTCTTCTTTATTTGGAGTGTAAGGTACATCTCCTGAAGGAAGGTTCCATTGAATATTTGGATCGAAGGTGCCTCTAAGAACATCTCTTATAGGCATAATATTATTTTTTTGCAGAATATCGATTTTATCTTTACGTGTTTTAGCAGAAGATACCTTATCTAGTATCTCAAACACTTCTAATTTTTTCATGCTAATAGCCATATACTATTATCCCCGTCGCGCTAAGCTTCATTATACACATAATAAACGTACTTGTCAAGTTATTTAGATTTCTCTCTCGCAATCCATTTTTTGGCCACGGGTTTAGTTGGTTCCTTCTCGGTGAACTTTCTAGCCCACTTATACCCTTGTTGTGTACCCGCCTTCCAATTCGCACCATCACTATTATCTAGGACGATGAAATTTCTACCAAAATGCCCTTGGAATTTACCGATATTGTTCTGTACTGCCTGCCACATTTTTGATACTTCATCATCAGGAAGGGACCTAGCACGCGCCCTATTGCGCGCCAAGGCGGTTTCTCTATCGGTGTTGACGAATATCATTGCGGTATCATAACCAAGTCTCTGTAACTCTATAGACTGTCTTTTGATTTTATCATACTCTCTACCAGTACCATCAATGACGATACCTAAACGACCTTTAAGATAGAGTTCTTGTTTTTTACCAGTGAGTGTTTTTGCCCGGCCACGCATTTCTTGACCTTTGACAGAGAAAATATTTTCGGGGTTCATTTCCATACCAGCCTTCTTCATAGCATTCTCGAAGGCATCGTCGGAGTTCACTACACGCATACCCAATGCCGTGAGTGCGGTCTGACCAACGATAAAAGATTTGCCCGAACCGGGCCCGCCTGCGAGGAAGATTGCTTTGAAGATTGCGGGGTCGTTGACCCCTTCTGAGATAAACTGTTTAAAATTAATCATGAGTTAAGTGCTTAGAATGTATTTTACAACCTATAAAACTATTATAGTATTTATCATCTAATAGAACGTCATATTCAAATTGAAGTTTAGCTTCGTAATAAGAACAGTCGCCCTTTGTCTTACATAATTTTAATATTACTCTATTATATATGTTTTCTCCGTTCTCAATAACACGTTCTTTTAAAACTTCGTTTGATCCAAAGTAGTTACGCCAATCACTCTCTACAAGGGTTTTCTTACGTCTCTTACGGGTTTTTGTTACGGGGAGTATCTTAGACCTCCAAAAAAACTTTTTACCGATATACTTCATACCAGTAGTTTTTTCTTCGATACAATAAACAAACCCAACGAGAGAACGTAAATCCTCTTCGTTGGGCTCATATATTTTGTTTTCATAATACCAAGTCATGGCATTATATAGTCAGTCTGCTATCGTCCACTCTTCGTTGACATCTTCCCCGCACATAGGACAATTACAGGGAAGTTCGTCTTCGTCAAAAACTTTTAGCTCACAGACACATTCACACGATGGACATTCTAACGTATAGTTATACTCTTCCATTTATGTAATCTCGCAAAATCCTGCAGCACAAGCAAGTTCTTGTGCACCAACTGTCATATCAGACATTTCATATTCTGCGAGTTTATTCCAATCTACATCTTTAGGCATTTGTGCAAGTAACGTTTTGTATCCTGTTTCATCTGTGTCTTGATACGGAGCTTGTGTATATGTGTGTTCAGAGAACGGTAAGAACGACACACCACTCATATAATCAAAATGACTGTATACCCACGCACCAACATCTAACCACTCATGCTCCTTAACCGACACAGTAATAGATGGTTTATGTTCACACCAATGTTTCTGATAGACCAACCACATTTCTAACTGCTCAATGGCTGACATGTCAGTACGAAACACAGCATTCTTATCTACTTTCACCGGAAAGGAAAATACTGAAGTATGCGACGGATTCATCTGATCGTCTTCTACAGGGAACCCAGCATCAACCATCATCTGAGTCAGCGGATCTTTTTTGTCACCACGTACTGTACGAATGTAATATGGATTGTGACGAGCATGAATACCTGACGCTGCATCAACTAACTGAGACACTGTACCGGACGGTTTAACGCAAGTGATTGCAACTGACTGATTGATACCCAATAACTTAGACATATGTGCGTTAGTCTTAACCGCAATCTCTTTAAGTTTTTCTAAGTTTTCGGCCAACCCTTTCACTTTACCGTTAGTCAGTTTATTATCCATGATACCAGTCATCGAAACACCCAACAGACGTTCTTCCTCGCAGTTCTTTTTCCAAGCACTAGAGATATACTTAAAACTAGTCAAACTACTCTGGAAAGTCCCCAGAATCGTCGCCAGACGGACTTTCTCTTCAAGGTCTTCCCATGAGTCACTTGGGCG